TGACCCACCAGACTCCGTAGTGGATTATGTGAAATTACAAAAACACTTGTATTCTAGAATACTTGTGTTATAATATGAGTGTAAAGAAAAGAGGGCAAAAGAAAATGACAAAAGAAAAATATAAAGAAGTATTAGAAACACAATATAATGATGTGATAGCAAAGATTAAGGGGTGGCATGAACTGCCTAATATATTACAATCATTAAGTGATTATACAACTATTTGTATTGCTATGTGTGAAAGAATATATGATGATAAAGATATTAACTATTGTGATTATATTTATTTGAATGAGCATATTAATAATAACCTTAAAGAAGTATGTAGAATAGTAAGGAGGTAGTTATATGAATAATTATACTAGTCTTAGTCGTCTGATTAATGAGTTAAATAGAACGCTTGGTATCACTAGTGATACTGAGCGTGAGAATCTAATCCAATCCTATTATAATCAAGGTTTGATTAGTTATAGGCAATATTATCTTTTACGTTCTAGTATAATTAAACACGAATACATCCACAACTATTTTATTCAAATGTACGGTGAGAATTGGTAGGTGGTAAACATGAACACAGATATTAAAATTGAGTTGGAATTTTATTTTACATTTGACGGTTTAATTGTTGTACATTCTAAAGATTATAGAATTGTTTGGGATGAGTATATCAAGTATTATAATAAATATGGTAATAACCATGATTATTATTTATACACAGTAAATAAACACGATATTAAAGATTTTTATATAAATAAAGAGTGATAATTAATATCACTCTTTTAATATTTACTAAGTATATAGCTTAACAATCTTTTAGTTTCTTGGTTATTATAATACACACATCCATCACGATAGGATTGTATTAACATGTTTAAACGCTGATCTTTACGCCACAATTTCGCGATCATCATATTTTCACGATTGTTACTGCCAATAGAATAACAATACCCGTATTCCTTATTAATCTGTTGATTGATATATACATATCCTGTATTCATATCAACCCAAGCGCCATAATAAATATCATCATAGTATAACGTACATAAATAATCACATACATTTGTTTTCTTCTTTATAAAGTCGTTTGTATCATAAGCAAAGTTACCAGCGTTATAATCTCCGTATGTTGTTCCGGATATTAATTTATGAAATTTCGATTTTTCTTTGTTTCCTTTTTTATAATCGCTATGACAAATTTGTACAATTATTTGCTCGACTGATTCATTACCTTTAAATGTGTTAAACTCTTTTTCGGGGTTTGGTGTGATCCCAAAATAGCTAAAATAAGGGTTAACAATGCTAACATTGTTAGCCAATAAATACACATGACCTTCTCTTTGTCGAAAGATAGAGTCGATAATATTTAATAAAATTTCAACTTCATTAGGTATATAGGCATTAAATCCAGCTTTTTCCGGTATAAACTCATCAACAATAATTGTATCTACATCCACATAACTTGTTGACTTTAAACTCGCAAATGATGTTAAGGATGTTGCATAACCCATCTCGCAACCGTTTATGTAAAAGGTGGTAAAATTACTACCACCCGTTATTTTAAATTCATCATCTTTAAAGTTTCCAAATTGATCGTTTAAAAATGTTTTGATTTTTTTAAGGTCCGTTTTATAACGTCTTAAATAAAGAAATTGTTTACCTTTTTTCTTATAACGACTAATACAGTCTTTTTTGAATCCATAGGTTTTTCCAATTCCACGACCACCAATAATAAAGTTTAGAAATTTATTGTATGATTTTATATTCGTCGGATTGTACCAATCTATTGTTTGTATCATTTAAATACTCCATATGGATTAGTGTTATATCCATTTGAATTTAATACACCAGCTTTCATCCATCTTCTTTCGCCTGTTGATGCACTAATCCAACTAATCCAAACGAATCCTTCACGTTTTACATATCCGTCGTATCTTACAGACATTCCGTTAGAGTAGTACAATCCTGTATCAATTCCTTTTTCTGTAGGTGCTTTTCTAATCTTCAACGTTGTGTTTGGATAGAATGTAGCACTTTCTCTAATAAAATCAGAAGGAACACTGTTTAATACAGTCGGTGTTGATTGAGCACTTCCTCCAGGAACATGAGGGTCGGTATCAATACCTGTATCATTCGTCCATCCGATAGCTACTCCATTACGATCTACACGATACGGATATTTAGCACCTTTAATTACTCTACCAATCGTACCATTCCAATCTCCTTTATAAACTTTACCTGTACCATAGCAATTTACACTTAATGTATTTGTGCAAATTGGAGTACCAGTAGAGTACTTCTCACCACTTGGAGCGCTTGGAATACTTGGTTGTGTTGGAGCTACAGTTTGACCATCCAATCTAGCATTTACTTCTTGTGCTAACTGTGGCATTTTCGAATGCAAATAAGGACCAGGACAAGATGTAGCTGCAAACATTCTATGTTCTGTCAAACTTCCGTTTGCGTTTCCTGTGTAATTTAATCTAAATCCGTATCTCTTACAAATATCAACGCATAGATTTACTAATGCATTCCATGCTTTTGATGAGATAGTCCATGTATTCGTGTTATCATTCGCAATTTCAATTGTGATAGCTTGGCAATCGTTGTAGTAGTTGCTTGAAGTCCATGCACGATTCTCTTCGTCAACATTAGCAACGATCGTACCATCTGAGCCGATGCAATAGTTTGCACTAGCCATTCTCCCACTTACTTGGAATGATTGAGCACATCTTTCGGCGCTCCACTGACAAGCCATGTGGTGAGGTGTGATTTTGCAAACTTTATAACCACCTCTACCACGCATATAGTTATCTGTACTAGCAGGAATATATTTATTTGTTAAGCTTGAGTATGACATTCATCTTCACCTTCTTCTTTTCCGTTTGATAGCTCTGATTGAGCTTCTTCTGATAATTCTTCAAATTTTACTTCTTTTTCTTCCATGAATTATACCTCCTAAAAAATATTGAAAAATAACCCATATTCTTGCAATTCCGCATATAATTCGTTTTCGATTGTAATAACTGCACGCCTTGAGCCTTGTAATACTTCTGCTAATGTTTGAATACCAATATTACCTTTACGTTTGAAACTATACTCTTCATGTCCTGTTGAATCGTTCGCGCTATTAGGTTTAGATATAGTTTTAGCAATGTTATTAACATAATCATTTGTTTCAATATCAATGCGTCCCTCCGGAGTTACAGAGTTTAAAGCTATACTTGTATCTTCTCCGCTGGCTTGTGTTTTTCCCGTGCTATCGCGTGTGTATGTTTCCGTATAGTTTGTGTTGGCGGTTGGGTCGTCCTGGTCTTGAAAAGGAATAGTTTTAAATAAAGTATAATATCTATCCATATTGATTTCAAACCAGTGTTGTAGCTCAAATTTCCAATATGCATAGGTTTCTTGGCCTATCTCGTCAAACCAAAAATGTTTTAAAATACCGGTTTCAAATGCTTTACGTCTTTCGGGATCGTCATAAAAAGGATAATTAAAATCAAAAATCTTTTTTCGTGCGATCTCTAACACTTCCATATCACTTAATTCATATTGAGAGTCAATTAATTCTGTTAATGCTAAATTGTGACATACGCCACAAATTGTTTCGGTATTTTCAGCAAGGACCGGGCTTTGTAAATTCAATAAATAGTTAGGAATCTTTAATTTATTAAACATTTTCTTCACCTTCTTTAACATCCAAATTTTTATTAATATTAAAATCTTTAATACTTGTGTTTGAATCTAATTCAAGTAATTTCATGATTTCTTCGTAATCTTCATATGGAGCAAATTCTACACTCGCATTTAATCCAAATTTTTTATTTAATTCCTCAATCGCTTTCTTACGCTCACTCAGCCAAATATTACGAGACGCGATAACCTGTTGGTTGTTTGCGTTGACCTCATCCGAAACTAATCTTTCTTTTTTATCCATATTCGCATTTTCAATGCCTAAGAACGTCATGCACTCTCTTAAAATAGCTTGTTTCATTCCGTGTAATTCGTCGGCAATAAAAGGTGCGTTCGTTTGTAAAATATTAATATCCTCTGTTCTTAATCCTTTTGATGTAAAGATCGTTTGCACACCTTGTAAAATCTTTTTCATGAACACTTTAAATTGCTGTAACATTCTTCTATCACCTGTAATGATATACGGTGTCCATTGCATAGTTAGGTTTTGGTCCATAGTTCTACTTGTTAATGCTAATTTTTTGGCATAAAAATTTAAGTATGGAAACAATCCAACATATAAAGGACTGTTTTTCATAACAACGCACTCTTCACTTGTTAACGTCTTTTTAACAAGTGGACTTGTGGAAACTGTATGGTATTCGGTTGGTAAAGTGTAATGGTTTAATCGACCACCTAGTGTGATTTCACTACATATCAAACCTAACCTTTCATCATCATAAAAGCCAATGTAACCACGTGTTTGTAAAACATATTCTAAATAGAATGTATTAATGGATTCCGGCAGCCCTTTATATTTAAACATATTTAAACTTAACATTTGCAAATACGTGTAATAAATAAAATCTGCTTCTCCATTCTTCATTGTAGCAATATCAACCGCGTTACGACAATAATCAGTAAACGAGCTTGTATCATTTAGCATATCCATCTTAATCATCTCCTTTATCTATATGTTAAATAAAAAAGGTTGAACAGTCAACCTTTATATTAATGCACTTTCTTTTCTTTATAATTTCCATATTTATCTACCATATCCGCCGTATAGCGTTCTCCATTACGATATTCATAATTTCCTACATCTTTGGTGTGCCAAAGAGTAATACCATTATCAAATACGCGTTTTATTTTTTCCAAGTCGCTCGGGTCGATGTTTTCACCTTTAATGTTACACTTTACAGTCTGTATATAGTTCCAATTTTGACGTGTATGTAAATTAGGGTAGTCAATTGTATTTGTTGCATATCCTCGCATATCCCATATTTTATTAATTTTATCCTGGTATTCTTGTGTGGGTTTATATGCATATAGCACAAATGTGTTTAGATCTAGTGCCGTTTGTCTTAACACATCATTTGAGCCGGTCACAACACTGTCAGCAGTAGCCTGTGCGTCATGAATTCGAGCGTTATAACTATCCATAGCATTTTGAATATTTGTCTGATTCTGATAGCGTGTTGTTAACTCTCTTAATTGATTACTGATTGCGGTTGATTGTGTGCTAGCACTCGCTTGTGCATTTGCATTTGCAAGAGCATTTGCATTTTGTAAGTTTGTTTGTTTCGTATTGATTTGGTTTTGCATTGCGGTTTGTGTCATACCTAAACCAGCACCGACTAAACTACCAACCGCACCACCAATATTACCGGTTAAAGCGTTGGCAATACCACCGCTCAAGCCACCAATTGCACTAAAACTAGCGTTTATCATATTCGACTTATTTTGTAAATCGTTTAAATTACTAGCTAAATTTGTGTTTCTAGATGTTACGCTTAAATTTAAATTATTTTGTAAACTTGTTTGAGCGCTTAACGCATTACCTGTAGCGCTTGCTATCGCTGAATTTGTTTCATTTGATCTTCGAATATTTGATAAACCTACATTCATTGAGTTTCTAGAGGATTGCATTAAAAGCGCCGTCTGATCGCTTATAATCGGTAAGCTACATTCATATTGTGACTCGAAAGAGTTATCAAGGTTCATAAGTACGTCGTTTGTTGTTTTGGTGGTTTTCTTTAATTTATAATTGACTGGTACAATATTTAATTTTGAAGTGTTAGGACTTCCAACAAACGCGAATTGAATTGCGCTAAAATTGTCCCACAACTCGTTCTTAAAAATTTTATTCGTTCCGTTGTTATCACTTATTAATAGATAGGAATAAGGATACCATAATATTTTAGTATTTTTAATAACTTCCGGATAAAAACGAAGTGGAGCATTTATAATATCCGTTTTAACGAATTGACTAGTATCATTATCGTTCATTTTACTAAAACCAAATGAACCATATTTTAACATAGTATAGCTACCTTCACCAACAATAGTAAAATTTTCTTTAACTATTCTTAGCTCATTATTTACATAAGCTAAACCGGGAATATAATTTGTTATAACAATAGAAACGCATTTACCGACTAATTTTTCATCTTTACGAATCGCGTCTAAAATGGTGCTTATATTGCTTATTGATAAATCTTGATCACTCGTATTTTTTAGATGTGTAATTCCTAAACCTGTAATACTAGAATATGGTAATATATAGTAATTAATTTGGCTAGGTGCTCCCAAAGTTCCGGACGTATAAGTATCACTACCATCCATTTTGCATGTCATTCCAACTATCGCAAACCTCACGTAACTCATAGGGTTTATGCTCATCACATCTTCAACTATAAGGTCCGTACCGATTTCCAAGTTCTCCGGCTGCGTGTTGATACAAGGTTTGCGTTTATCGTCTGAACTTTCCTTATAGTATTGTGGTCTATGTTCATATGCTATGTACGACTCCATAAAGTTATTTTCAATCTCAAACCGCCATGTCTGTATAACATCCGTTTCAAAACTGATACTAGTAGCGTTATCATTCAGATAACCCAAGCTTGTAATAAAGCAGTAAATCCATTTTGATTTGTTACCTGTGTCCCCATTTCTATAGATCATATAATTGTATAAACGTAAATCATCATATAAACCTGGTACAACCACAGTACCATCTTTTCTTTGATATGTGTAATTTTCAAAAACAACATGCTCATAATTATCCATGAAAAAGTTAAATTGCTCTTCTGTTGTATTGAATGCACCCCAAAATGTATTATTCATTGCGTCAATTTCCAAACCCTTTAACAAATAAATTTTACTTTGTGGCGTAAATTGACTATTTACAACTCCTATACTCATCTTAATCATCTCCTTTATAAATTTATATTATTAAAAAATAGTTGAAAGTTCAACTATTTTATTTATCTTTGATATAATCATAAATTTCCCTAGCCTTCGTGCCACGCGTTGGTTGGTTTGGGTCTGCTGGTCTTTCATAATTCGCCAAAAATTCAATCGCTAGTGTATAAGGGTCGGCGGTTGATTTTGAAAAGCTTTCGAAACTTTCGGGATAGGCTGATGTTGCTATCCATTGTGCACCGTTTTCCATCTCCCATTGAATGCGCTCACATTCACCAACTCCAAACTTAGAAACATTCGGATAATATCCCTTTTCTTTTAGCCAGTCAATGATTTTCGTCCAAGGAGTCCACTGTACAAGTCCATAACCTCTAGACGCTACCGGTTGTGCAAAAGGTATATCACTTTCCCAGCGGTTCGGGTTAACAGTACTTTCAAAATAGGCATTTCCGAGCATTCCAGCAACCGCGTTTGCGGTCCAACCTTTCGCTTTAAAGAATTGCCAAAATGCAACCCAATTTTGTTTCGATTCATCTTCTGTAAGTGGTCTAGTGTTATTAATATCACCTGGTATGATCCACTCGGCTGTTGGTGTTGGCGGTTCGGGTGGTATTTCTTCTTTAGTTTTATAAAATCCTAAATCAATCCCTAAACCATCTAAGATAAAATAATGTTTAATATATTTATAACTTGGCTCGGGTGCTGGTGGTTCTCCTCCCTCAAATGTTTTCCACTGTTGCCCATATCCATTTACAATATTAGTATCATTTACATAAAATACTTCCGTCGGTAGAACTGAACCGCTTAACGCATAACATTGATTTCCATATCTACATGTAACACCATAATAGACAAGTCCGGCGTTCTGTGTAAATGTTTGGTCGATATGACAATGATCTCCGGTAGCGTAACCAGCTTCACCCGTATGATAAATTAATTCACCTTGCGCATATCTTGTTGCGGTTGGTGGATTAGGATCATGTGTAAAACTTACAGTAACATAACTTAATCCGTTTGGAGTCCATACAGGATTATCCGAACTATACGCACGTGTATTACCTACACTATCACTATACGACAAGTGACATGAAAAAGGAGCGTACACGGGTACGCGTACTTGCCCGCTGATTGCATTATCAAATGGATGTCCACAACAGTGTGATAAACTTTGTTGGCTTGACCATTGCGTGATATTCATAGTCTCCATTGGAAAAAGACAAACCTCATGACCATCATGTACTAGTTTTTGTCCTGGCTTCATAAGTTTAATTCCTCCTCTATTATTGTTAACTCGTTTAATTTCTCTTTACATATATTATAGCGTTCATAATCTACATCTTTTAAAACGTGCATAGCTTGCATATAAAACTCAATGTAAAAATAAACGCTTAATCCTTCCGGTAAGCTATAAGGAATATCTTCCGGTTTTTTCATTTTATAAATACTTGATAATTCACATTTATTATTCATTATATTAACCTCTAATTTTAAAAAAGCTAGATTTTAAATCTAGCTATAATTTAATGCCGTATAAACTACCTTCCACATCACTAGCGGTGCAACGTGCAAGTATCTTATCCGAACCCGTTTTTAATAACGAAACTGAATATTTACGAGAATTGCCTCCGTTGATAGAATCAACAGCAATATAATCCGCTGCCATAAATCCTATAGCTTTATAATTTGACTCAACAGGTAATTCATCAAATAAGCTAATTGGATATATACAATTTCCAAGTATTTTATTTTCGCCATAACCATCATCAGTGAAATAAAGGTTTAAAAGCAATATATCATATTTATTTTTAATCTCATTTACACTCATAAAGTTACTATCAACAGGGGATGATGTACCGTTTGTATTGTAAGGTGTTAAATTTGAAATTAATTCAATTTTAATATCATTTTTCTCTAAAAGCTCATGTTTAACACTATTCGATTTTAAAGTATACATTTAAATACCTCCTTCACTTGCTACTGGTGTAGCGCCTTTTTTAATGTTCATAATATCTTCTTTAATACTATTGATCTGTGTTAAATTATTTTGAATACTTGATTGCATTGTATTACACAATTCTTTTAAATTAGTAATTTCATTATTAATTGCTTCCAATTGACTATTAATATTTGATATTTGAGTTGCCTGTGCTTTCTGTTCTTTGTCCAATTTCTCTAGAGTAGTATTATATTTATCTTGTAATTGTTTGATCGCAATCTCAATGCGTTCATCAACTAAACTAGGTAATTGATCTTTTATATATTGCATAGTGTTTTTTAAATTTTCCTCAATATTTTCATTCCACTGAATAACAACATCATTTACAGCTTTCACAGTCCATTCAATATAACCCTGTAATTGATTAATACATTGGTAAATATTCATACCCGTATTAAATGCGCTGACATATTGTTGAGCGAGATTTTTACCACTTAATTTTAACTCACTGTATTTCGGTAAAATATTTTGTAGTTTACCATCATCAATAACACCCATATTACTCTCCTCCTTCTTTATAGCCAATTAGTGCTTTTAGTTTATCCGGTAGAATATCACTATTAATTTTAGAAATGTTCTCAATAATACTAACAACTTCTGTAATAATCGCATATGTACAAATTATAGGCACTAGGTCTACACCAAAAGGTAAAGTCAATAAATTTTCAGCGTAATTAATTAATACACCTAACGCGTAACAGAACACAAATCCAACTTTTTTAAATAATCCGTCTCTTAATTTACTAGACTTAATTTGTCCGCCATTTCTAATTGCTCCAACAATTCCAGTAATAAGGTCCAAACCATTAAAAACCAATGCCACTAGAATAATTTTCATTTTAATCACCTCTTTCTTTTTCTATCATAATAAAAAATAGTTGAATGTTCAACTAATTTTAAATAAAAAAGAAAAAGAGTTAAATTAATAACTCTTTTTCCTAAGTTGCAATTTACCTAAATAGAAAGGAGGGGTTCATGTCCTACTCATGACACTGATATTATATCACAACTACACGTTATAAACAACCTTAATATCACATGTAACAGTCGAATTTGTGTCTTTAATTGTTACTGTGGTTAATCCTTCAGTAGTAATCGCTTCTAAGCCTTTAATTGTAACGTGTCTTGAATCATCCGTTAACGTTGCACTAACCATTGTTTTATCGCCCGATGTTGCCGTTAAACTAATATGAGCATTCAAACCACTAGTCTGTACGGTAAATGGTACTGTTACACTACCACCTTTTTTAACTTGTACAACTGTAGGGTTGGCGTAAATCGCTGTAACTTTTTCCTCAACATTACCGGAAACAAACGCAATTGCATTTGCAAAACGACTAGTTGCAATACCTTCCCAGTGATGCAAGAAATAATTCCAGTATAAGCCTTTAGCGTTATAAGCAACGCCTACACTATATTTCTGATCAAATACTCTATAAATTTCACTGTCAACAACTAACGCTTCAATTGTTCCTTGTGTTGTACTAGGTAAAGTTGGTAATACTAACACGTGTGCTTTAAATTCTGCAAATTCTAATTGGAATGTCTGCGCTAACCAGTCAATGTTTAAATAACTATTTGATTTTCCGTTTAAAATAACGTAAATATCTTCATAGTCATTTTGTTTAGTCACTGCCATTGCGTTATATTCATTTGTTGGCTCTGTTAAATAAGATACATATTCTGTAATTTTACGAGCTAACTCTTTAGCCGTATCCGTATCAGTAACAGCACTTGTTTTAACGATTTTCATTAATCCATTTTCATAATGTGTAACTAAAGCATGTTTCATATAGTTATAATCATCTTTGTTGTCTCCATTATACATAGAATCAACAATACGCGCGATCAAACTATTTACACCGTCCCAGCTGACAAAATACTTACGCATATCATCATCTGTAATTGTTGCTGGGTAATATGACTTACGATTAACAACATAAAATGCTGTTTTAATATCAGGCAACTCACGTTTAAATAATGTGTTTTCCGCGTCGGCTTGATCGTAAGCATGCTCTTTTGCACACTCAACAAAATATTCTTCCATTGTATAACCTAAAGCCATATTTTCCATTTTAAATGGAGCTAACTTGTTTGTTAAAATATTTCGGTGTGCGATCACTCTACCAATTCGAGTTGCTAAATTCATGAACTCAACACCTAAGCTATCAGGATATTCTAATAATCCATTCATAAATTCTAATGATGAAACATCATTAGGATCTCCAATTGTTGACTGAAAATTTGGAGAAGATACTCTATACATTGCACTCGCGACTTCCTGACCTGTTGGTTGTGTTTCCAATCCTAAATCTTCTTGAATCGCTTTTGCAACGTCTTTCCCTGTTGTTCTTGGCATATATAATCACCTCTTTCGTTTTAAATGCCTAATTTTCTTAAATCCATTGGGTTTTTATGTTTCGGTTTTTCATCTCCGGAACTTTCAACTCCAATTTGCATAAATAATTTACTGTTAGCCTCTGTCAAAGAATTATTCTTTTCGACTAATTTTGTGTTTTCAGCTTTTAAATCATCTAATTCTTTAAAGTTTTTTTCAACTTCAACTCGCATATCATTTAACATAGTCGAGCGTTCCGCTTGATCTTCAACTGTTAACACTTCAGCAAATTTGTTTCTCAATTCATCACGTTCCATTTTTTACACATCCCTTCTATTTATAAATATATGATATTAATAATGTAAAGTCAATAAAAAATAAAACCCTCTTTTACGAGGGTTTCATAAATATAGGTTGTAAAGTTTAAAGTGTTACCAGCTAGATTACTATGCCTAATTATGTTATCAGCACGTTTCACCGCGAGTAATTCTGATATACATGTCTGATTTCCGATCTTTATTCCTTACTTATTAATAATATCATGTTATTTTATTTTTTCAAATCTTCTTTAATTTTTTCTTTGACGTATTTACTAAACTTTTTCTTTTTCAATAAATCTTCAATGTAGTCAACAACTTCAACTTCCTCTTTATTCACACAAACGCAATATTTATTAACATGATCTCGATACCATTTATTTCGATTTTCTTTTGACTTCTCACTCATCATACTTATCACCTTCTTTTTCTTTAGACCATGCTAATGGTTTTCCTAATATATACGTGTGAACAAATTCATTTGTTTCATGGTTAACAATGCTCCAACCATTATTTAAATATTCATTCAATGCGTCAATATCTTTTCTATACGCACTATAATCATAGTCTTTAATACTTCTTACGATCACAACTTTATTTTTCAACGGAGGACTTCCGAACATGATCTCATTAAATTCTTTTAATCTCTTATCACATTCCTCAAAAATTCCACCATTTTCATAAGTTAACATTTGATATTGTAATTCATCAATATCTTTTCGTAATATTTTATTTTCATTGCGTAAATTATTATAGCTATAATCAATAATTAAACCAACGAAAACAACAACAATTATATTTAATAACAAATTCATAATATCACTCCTTTATAATCAATATAAATATTAATATCATTCCTATTGCATAAACAGTAAATAGAAATGTTACGCTTAAACAACATAAACCCATAATTAAATATTTTATTATGGAACTTAAAACACTTATCACCTTATCAACCTCCTTACCTACTTTTAATGCTAAATTGTCTATCAACTAACACAATACCACCAGGTACGTGCGTCTTTTTTAAACAATCATTTATAACATTGCCAACTCTAAAGTTATCATATGTTACATTTTGTTTTGCCTTTTCTGTCATGCCAGCACATTTTACATTCAAATAATAACAGACTCCCTCACGAATATAATATAGATTATCTTTGCAATCATTCTCATCAATGTATTCCTGCTGGTGGTCTACATATTCCTTATAGCTGATTTCAATTTCTTCCACGTAACTTTTAGCACCAATAAAATAAGAACGGTTAAAAATAGATTCTAAACCCCAATAGCCAAGCTCTTTATCGTCGATAATATCTTTAATTGCGTCCGGAACTTGTGTACCTACTAAATGGATTGAATCCGTATCAATATAGGCAACTCTATGTATACCTACCTTTTGAGCTGTACTTATCGTATATTTACGCGCGTATGCGGTAACAAATTCACCATACGGAAGATAAATAGGATCACGAAATTGTTCGTCAATAACCTCTTTCACTTCTCCATCTTCAAAAGTTGTATACATAGGATCATGCAAACGTAAAATACCATCATCCTTATCAATAAATGGAATTTTAGGCGTCACATTTGGATTCGTTGCAAACTTACCATAAACCGAATTTAATTGTCTTTTCGCAATAAACCTTTGCGCACCTTTTGAATTTTTCTTAACTTCCATTTGCTCGTCAATAAACTGTCTAGCTATGCCAACGCAACCTTTGAACTTATATCCGTTTATAAATTCAACGTCGTAAACGTCGTATTGTTCATTGAATAGTTGCCAATCTACGCTAGTTACAGTCATTCTCACAATATCCCCGTTTGAACTGTCAACATATTTTTTACTTCCAAAAAATCGAGAAAACTTATCTAATGATATGCATGGTATATGATCCTTTTTTATATCGAAAGCAAAACTAATAACACCAACCCATAACGGATATTCATCATCATGTTTATATTCACCTTCAAAATATATAGGCGTCTCATATGGCAATAATTCATAATACATACGTGACGGAAAAAGTGAATTGACATCAAAAACAATGCCATGTCCTATCTCTATTTCTTTTAATTCGGGATTAGCCCAAACAAATCCGCCAGCGTATGCAGGTCTTAAATCTCGGTCAACATTCATTTCTAATGTTGGAAATATCTTTTCAAATGCAATCGGTAGAGTTTTCTTAAACGCGTCAAAGCTACAACTAGTAGCAGTCATTTTATTAAATCCAAGTTTGAAACATTCATTTAATGCCATACCTTCAATATCTATATCGTTGAACAGATAATCAACCTCATGTGGTGTAAGTTCATGTCCTTTTTCTCTTTTAGTCGTATAATCTAACTTCAATTTACGAATTGGTAAATTAAAATCATGTGCGATCTTCTTTATGGAAAATGGTATTAATTTAAAACTATCCCATATTGTTGTTTTAGTTGATCTATAAATTGAGTACTTCCACCATATTTCAATAGAATACCACAATCCTGTATTCGATATAATCGTTTTAAAACAGTTCGTTTTAGGCTTTTCTGAATATTCAAATCCATTGTTTAAAAGCCAACTAACTATAAATTCACCATCAAAAGCAAGGTTATGAAAATATAATTTACGTGTTTTTTCTTTACACCAATCTATAAACGTATCAATTGTATTACCATATTCCTTTATATTTGAATCTTCAACAAAGCTTGCACCCCATGCCCAAACACGACAGTCTAAAGGGTCGGTCGTGGTTTCAAAGTCACACGCCCAAATTTCTTTAGGCTCTTTTTTCTTTGCCATACCACAACCCCCTTTATACTACTTATATTTAACCATACCGTCTTTAACATAGGCACGTCCGGTAAATACAGCTAAACTTTCTCTTACATCAGCCATATCAGATTTTAATGCTCGACTAAGCTGTTCATTAACAAACATTTGATTTTCTGTATACTCACGACTTAAATCTAAATATTTAAACGTATTAAGTGCTTTTCTTTCTTGATAAAACCATTTTATAAAATCTTTATCTGATAAAGATTTTATATCTTTTAAAATTTCTTTCGCTTCTTCTTCTGTAATTATATTACCTCTAACCTGTTTCCCTAAACCTGTCTCATAATTCAATCTTAAATTCGTGATTTTTTTATTTTTATTCTTAGTATTTTCCTCTAAACTTTCAATTCGATTGGCTAATTGTTTAGGGTATCTATAACTCTGAATATTAACATGATGGACGGGTTCAAAAAATCCCCCTCTATCATCTTTTAACACAGAAAGAGCGTTTTTAACACTAACACCCGTTGCAATACCGCCTTTTGTCTCTTTTAATTTCGTTAACCCAATACTTCTAGCTAGTTTTTTTCTTTGCTTGTTCTGTTTATCCACTAATTTATTAGCCTTCTCAATGTCATTTCGATTGAAAACAACACCGTATCTATTTTCAATAAATCTGTTTTCTTTATTGAAGCTATCAATTGATTTTAAATATTTATTGAACTCTTTACGATCATTAAAATCTTTTATTGATCGTATGTCATTAAATACAACATCCTTCCCTAAGTTTTGCGCTCTTGTGGCAGTTCGCTTAGCACTTGCTATTGCGTTTCTTAACCGCTTAACGTCTTTTGTGCTTTTTCTCATTTTAGCCAATTTAAACACCCCCTTTAAGTCAAAAATAAAAGGGTGTTTGGCTAACACCCTTATTTAATAGGCTATTTAACAGCCATAGACAAATATTTATTTGTGCTTGAGTTCGATTTCTTCTGAATGATTGTGACACAAACCGGTTCTTTCGTCCAGTCATAGTTGAACACTTGCTTTAACTGCTTTAAGCTTTGCAAGAAAGGCTTACTATTTGTGGCATATGCCTTACCATCTTTATCAATTACAGTAATTAACTTAGAACAAATAATTTCTCCTGTTTGTTCATTCTCTTTTTCAACATCCTGTACAATGTAACCCGTTAACCATAAATCTTTACCAACTTGATCACTTAAACCTTCCGCATTGTTAACGGCGTTAAATAAATTCACACGTTGTTCATGAGTCATATCATCAGTGACTACCAAACCATTGTTTTCCATTGCTAATACTTCATTTTTAATTTGTTCCATTTTTAATTTTCTCCTTTAATTTTAATGTTGCTTTTCTAATTAAATTATTTAAAGTTGTTTAATTTTCGGGTTAAGCATAACACCATAACTACAACCTATACGCTTTTATAGAGAAGTCATAACTCATTAACATTTTACATGTCGCACCTCCAATAATTCATCAATTTGCATATTTATTAATACAAACCACATAGCTAACATTATGATTAATAATATAATGAAATTTATGTATCTGTTTGACACTTTATAATATTTGAAGTTTCCTTTGCAGTGCTGATATATTTGATATACAGATAATAACACCCAAATCATGAAACTTGCAAGAATTAAATTACTGTACATAGCTATAACCTTTTCTTTCATTTTCTTGAACCATATCATTAAATGAGACAACACCAAGGAAAACCTTCCTTTTAAACATTGTTAAAGTCTCATATTTAAATGAATACGACGCTATAATACTTTTCGAGTTTAGTTTACAAATATCCATTCGTATTAAATGACGTCTTTGGTACACCAAGTGAAACGCTAGTTTATAATTACATAAATACGTTTCAACAACGTCAACAATCTTATCAATATTATCCATAGTTAGATCACTCGGATAGTGACCATGTTTATAAATTCGAGACATACTTATTACCTCACTTCTTTATAATAAAATCTGAAAGACTAATATAATCTTTATTTTCTTCGAAACAAATATGAAATAACATATCGCATAATTTATTATATGTACCTTTTTTAGATCCACCATAAACTACAAAATTGTTCATTCTACCACACCAAAAATATACAGTAGTTCCATGCTCAACAACTTCAACCCTATTTATTATCTGTTTCCCGCCACTTCTTTTTGACTTAAAGTTAGCATTATTAAATCTCTCCTTAACCATGTTAGCCTTCCATAATAAATCCTTTTTTGTAACTGTTCCATAAATTGTTTGTTCAATGTGTGCCATTTTATTTGCCCTCTTTTCTTTACACTCATATTATAACACAAGTATTCTAGAATACAAGTGTTTTTGTAATTTCACATAATCCACTACGGAGTCTGGTGGGTCA